GCAAGTCTATCAATATCAATTACTGGTGATACATTCTGGTCTTGTGAAGAAAGAACCAGTTCCATCGTGAATGACTTACTTCCAGGCAAAGAGGTAAGTTGATTTTGTTCGTTGATCTTAGATGCAATGATTCTTGGATCCTCAAAGTAATTTACTCCGTTAAGAGTTACATTTTCAAATCCTTTATCTTGGAATGAAGTCTCCGTTCCATTTGCACTAGTACCAGAAACAGTTCTAACTCTTCCACCAAGACTGGTATCTCTTGGTGTTAAGAACTCTACCAGTGGAGTTACAGCTTCAAACTGAATATTTTGTGTTGCCTTTGCCTTAGACCCACCGCTGACTTCAGTCTCACTAATTTTTAATTTTCTAAAGTTATTAGTACCGTCTCTAACAGTACCAATACCACTTGAAGTCGTATCAACCTTGATGAAATAACTATCAAGAGTGATTTCATTGGAGTTGTTTACATTTGCGAAGGAATGAGTTGTGTTGATTCTTCTCAAAGAAATTCCAGAAGACTCATACTTTTGAACAATGTCACCAACTCTATGCGTTTCCGCGACGGTATTATCAATTCCTCTAGAAATGCCCGTCAGTTTCTTAGGAGTAGATCCTGCGTCAACACCAGTGTATGAAAGAACCTCATTATTAATCTTGACATATCCAGGATTGGTGGTTGAAACTCCAACATTCTCAAAACTTGAGAATACAGATACTGATCCAACATTAAGGTCTGCAGTTGATGTATTTGAATACTGTGCAGATACAGTTGTTGTCGTGGTTACACCAGTTACACCAGAAATCGTAACTCTGTTATTTCTAGCGTGCATACCATGGTTTCTGTGATTAACCTTGACGTGCAGACCATCCTTGTATGTTGCAGTATTGTCAATTGAGGATGGTTGTGATCCTGGCAGAGTTGATGCAACTCCAACTGCATTGACAGTCATCAGTTCACTGGATGTAGTGAACTCTCCCTGAACCTTATCAAGGATAATACTATTAGTTGCGGAAACAATACCAACATTGAATCTTGTGTTCGAACCAGTTTCGCCAAGATTGCATCCAAGAACATCACCAACAGAATATCCAGATCCACCACTGGTAACTGTTACAACACCAATTGAACCACTAACAACCTGAATATTTGCAACTGCACCAGAACCATTACCTGTAATAGTCGTAAGTGCAATTCCAGTGTATGTGAAGTTAGATGCAGATGGTGTTAGACCAGTACCAACTCTATTGGTTGTAATTCCACCAGCTTCAGTTGCAGAAGTATTGATCTTGATAGCACCAAGAGACTTAACAAGGTTACCCTCTGCACTTCTGTTACCAACTTGAGTAAACTTAGATCCAACAGAGAAGTCTCTAGTTGCAACGGTGCTTCCAAACCCAACTTTGATTTCGTGTGAATAGAACTCAAGTGGTTGTGGTCTTAAAGGTGCAGTTTCAAACTTACCGACACCCAGTTCTGGATTGTACAGTTTCAATGTTCCTGGGCCTGGAACGAATGCACACTTGTTAAGAACAAATTTAAGATCTTCAAGTTGGCTTGGATCCCAAGTAGATCCGTTTTGTGATTTGAAGAGTGATCCCATGTATGGTTGTTGGGATACAATGATTCTTTCACTTTCTGGAAGATTTGCAGAACTGAGGTCCTCCTCACCCATTCTGGAGATATATACGCGATAGTTGTTGGATGCAGAAAGAAGAACCAACGCATATTCTTTCTTACCAGCAAGATAAACTGGTGATGGGAAAGTAAATCTTGTCGCTACAGTTCCATCTGCAGAAACATTGACTTGTGATGGTTCATATACAACTTCACCAAATGGAACGATTGTATTTGTAGGCAGACCAGTTTGCATTGTCCTGATCTGGAGTGTTACTGGAATACTAGAATCCTTAGTCTGGAAGAATACATCACATGAAGAAACGAATACGCCATTGTCATCAACAACTTCAAACGATTCTGCAAGTGGATCATACCATTGATTTTGTGCAACCGTTCTTTCTTCAAAAGCTTGAGTTTGAATCGTTCTGGTAACAGTTTGATTTGTTACAGTGCTATCTGTGACAGTTTCTCTTTGGACATCAACATTTCTAATTCCAATGACATCATCTTGCAGTGTATCAAGAACACCTTCTGCGCGGAAGGAAACTTCTGCAGTAGATGGATTATCTGCAGGACTGAGAGAGTTTACTGAACTACTTGTACATCTAAATGTCTTTACGCCAGTTGTAAACTGTGGTGTTGTAGGTAAAGTCGAATTTGGAATGTACAGAGATCCAACAAGTGCGCCTTTTTCATCACTAATCAATCTAAAGTTATTAACTGTAGCTTCAGCACCACTTGTTTGACCAACAAGTCTCATATTTTGTGCAGCATATCCAGTGAATGATCCAAGAACTTCTTGTTGTAGGGAAGCTGTGTCAACATTAAGAACTGAACTTGTCGCGGAATAAACAGAACCAAGCCCAACAGCATCCGAGTATGGATTTACATCGTAAATAATACTTGGAGAATTGTAAGATCCATATTTGTGATTTGGTTGTGCGACTCTAAATGTAATTTCGGGAGAAATTCCGCCAGAAGCTCCAGCGTTTGTCATTGTTCCCTTTACCGTTTCACCGACTTGGAAAACACCTTGAGTCATGGCGATTTCAAGGAGTTTTGGTGTTGCATATTGAGTTACATCTTGATCTTCGAAGAAGATGTAGAAACGGGTTCTTGGCTTAATTCTGTTTACAACAAACTCAATGTTTCTAGATCTCATGTAAGGAATAATTTCCTTACTGATCAATCTGGTTCCTAATGATTGGGTATCAATTCTTTCATTAACTTGGAGTTGTACTCCACTTCTAGTCAATCCCCTATCAACAGAAATAACAGATTCATTGTTGACGAGGAAGTTGTCCTGCATCGTCGTAGATCTAGTTCTTGAAACAAGACCAGCACTTTCGGTTGGAAGTTGTTGTCCGCCCGCAGTCCATCCTCTAGACCAACCACTTTGACTTACAACCTCACTTGATTGTAGTTCTCTGGAAAGTTCAGTTGTACTTACATCAACAGAACTCCACTCTTCTTCCCATGAACCCCAATCAATAGGAGCGAATCCTGTGTTTGGATCAACAGAGAATGCGTCCATGAAGGACTGATATCCACCTTCAAGAACAAGGTTATTTACATCAAGTCTCTTTTCTTCCAACCAAGTATCACTAGATGGATTCAGGTTTGCAACACCAACCCAGTTAATAACTGCAAATGGGTTTACATTCTCAGTTCTTGTTGCAAAATTTTGTGTGATGAATGCGGTTTCTGTGTAATTCAGTGTTACAACATCACCAGTTCTCTTTAAGTTATTTGATTGAAGATCGGCAACTTGTGTAAGGTCTGCATTTGGATTTGCAGTCGTACCAATACCAACTACTTGTTCTGAACCAAGAAGGAGATCAACACCATGAGTATAGTGCATTGGTCTCAGTTGACCCTGAGCCTTATCAATAGAAGCTCTAAAGTTTGGATGAGTAATTGCGTGGGATGTGTGACCTCTAAAATTATCAACAAAGAATCCAGACTTGAATCTATCAAGACCAGTAACTGCATCTCTAATATTAAGGTTTGCAGTATCGGTTTCTAACAGAGAAAGTTGTGTGTAAAATTCAATGTTCTTGATTCTAGACTCAAGTCTAGAAATATCGAACATAGTATATCTCTTGTGTTTCGCAAGAACTACGGAACTCTCCTTAGTTGCATTGTGGAGATATGCTTTATTATATACTGTAGCAACTGTAAATGATCCAGATGGTGTTTCTGGTACTACAGGAGTATCTGATGCGATTCCTTTCTTCAGTTCAAAGAATCCGTCTTTAGAGAGGAAAATTTTATCAATTCTTGGCAGATAATATGAATATCCAATGGTTAGTGTTTCATCTCCAACCAAGATATTTGGAACATAACTTCCAGAAGAACTAAAATCTCTAAAATCATACTCAAATGGAGAATCTGTATCACTAGATGTGTTGTAATTCTTTACCCTTGGTCTAATGTCAATATAATCTACAATTGGTTCACCTCTAAAGAGACTTTGATCATTTTCATAAGTATCTGGAGAATATGTATTGACTGTTGCCAAATCTCCACCAGATCCAGAGCCAACAACAAAATTATCAAAGATGATTGCAATTTGTTTTTTGGGTTCTGGTGCGTTTTCAGATCTAATTATTCTGGAGTAGTCATAAAACTCTCTTCTCTGTCCGTTATCAAATGTAAAGTTAGTGACAATGTTTTTATCGCCAACTACTACGTTAGATACTTCACCATTGATTCCAGAAGATTGGAAAGTAACTATTTCACCAACAACAAATCTTAATTCGTTCTTATAAACAATATCCACATTGGTTGCGGATGAAGTTACTACTCTTGCAACAGCTCCACTTGTGGATCCAACGACCAATTCACCTTGAATCGTGTTGGTAAGATCCGAAGATCTGTTGACAAGAGTAATGTTTGGAAGAGTTGGTGCAGCAGTTGTACTTGATTCAAATACAGCGTGAACTCTCAGTCCGTCTGGGACGTTCAGACAGATCTCTTTGTCTTGAACTCTAGTTCCATAAACTGCGTTGTAAGTTAAACCATCATTGAACGTTGTGTTACTGGATCCAGAATATTCATATTTTGATCTATTAACAACCAATTTGGTGCATCTTGCAAGATTCTTCGATTGAGAAGTTACATTAATCTTTTTGAGTGTTGCAACCAATATGGCGTTTGTGTCACTTGCCTTACTAAGTCCACCCAGAGTAACCGTCTTAAATGTGGCATTGAAAGTTACTTTTTGTGCAGTCAGTGGCTCTACAGTTCCATCAGAATATACGAGGTTATATCTTTCCTCATCAAATGGTTGGAAGAACTGATCGGTATTAGTTACAGTTACCGTTCCTCTAGAACCAGATACATTTAAAGTAAACTGTCTTCTAATTTGAATTTCAGATCCACTAAGATCTACATTTGAAATGTATGAATTTGGAAGTCTTGTTGCAAGAGTAGATCTATTTCCATTTACAAGGGATGGTCTAATCAGTGTAAAATCACTTGTTTGAATCTCTGTGGTTGTAAGTCCACCATCACAAACGCCAGAGACACTGGCACCCAAAGAAACGAGAGTAATTGTGGATCCATCAGCAGACAAAGAACCTACTCTATTGAAAGTAGGATCTGAGAACCCAGTTCTGTTATAAGTTACAATATCACCCGTCTTAATACCGACAGAGAATCTATTTCCAGGAGCAGTTACGATACCTGCAGCTCCAATCGTAAAGTTAGTTCCCGAAGGAGCAAGTGAGAATCTATTTGAAAGTGTTAAATCTGCATTAAACGTGTTGATACCAACAGTTTGATGTACAGACTTGATATCATCAAAAGAATACTCTCTTACCGATGTTACAACCCTAGTATCTTCAATACCATTGATAAGAATTGGTTCATCAACAATAAATTGACCATTTGTGGATGTCAGTGTGAGAGTCTGTGAACCACTAACGTTTGATTTTAAGAATCCTCTAGCACCACTTCTAGCACCTTCAATAAATGCAGGTGTAGTTTGAGTAATATTAGAACTTACTGTAAGAGTGGTAAAAGTCTGCAGATCATACAAGTAGACATCATACTTACTTGCATCATTTGCATATGCAGAAGAGTCTAACTTATAGTCATATACTTTTGCATTACCAATTTCAATACCACCAGCTGAGGAAGCAGTAGAACCGATTCTTTCACTTCTAAGGCTTACTACTGCAGTGGTTCCAAACCCAACCACAGGGGATCCATAGACATTATTGATTTTTACATAACTTACACCATCAAATGCAAATGATGATGCACTAATTGTTTTTGTATCTCTTGGTTTTTCTACATCAATATAAGAAGTATTCAGTTTTTCAATATCAAATCCTCTTACATATGCCTTACCAGGAGACACCTGATAAAGCATCAAATCTTGACTTGGTACACCACCTTGAGCAGTCTTTTGATTTGGTAAATAAACACCACCATTACCAAGTCTATTGTTGAGGGATTCTTTTACAGAGACTTGGAAAGGTTTTACATAATAATCTCCACTTTCATCATAAGTTCTTCTAGCTAACTCATCACGGATGAGATTATAATCAGTTTTCTTAACAAACTTTTGTAAGTTTCCATTTTCAAGTCTCATCAATTCGACGAAGTTCTCATCATTGAACTCGTCAAGACCTTTCTTAATTAAGGTTGTTTCAATTTGGAATCTATCTGCTCCTGGAGCAGAGAAATTAGAGAATCCTTTGGCGTTATCAAACAGACTGGAGTCATCATATGCAGTTACAATATTTTCACTGACAAAAAGACCAACTCTATAATTTGGAGTTGCGTCGTATTGATCAAGAATGACTGTTTGTGATAATACCTTTACAAAGAATCCACGAATAAAATAAACACCTTCTTGAATGGATGCAGCACATCCAGTAGAAGTTGCATTGGATGGAATACAAGTTGCAAAAGGATTATTTGCAGTAATGCGAGATAAACCATATTCAATGTCACTTGCAGTTACAAGATTTTCACCATTTTGGAATGTTTCTGTTGCAAAATCAGAACCAGACTTTGAATACTTAATGTAAAGTGTGTTATTGCCCCTATCAGAGTTTGTTGATAAAACGTAGTTTACAACAGTCGCTTCTACACCAGAGGAAGCCCCTCTAATTACCTTTCCTACTAATTGGTCAAGGTACTCTGATACTGGAACCCCAACGAAAGTTGAATTAACCTCAACTGCATAATAAAGTGGGTCATATGCAATTTGTCCAGGGATGACCATTGCACCTTCTTTAAAGAAGTGTTGACCAAACCTTTCAATTTGATTCTGTAAAATTGTCTGGAGTTGTGTTAACTCTCTAGCCTGTACTGGACTCGCAGGTTTAAAAAGTACCCTGTTAAAGTTCTTATCTTCATTAAAATCATCATAATAAGGAGAAACGTTGAGGTTTGTCTCTTGGGGCATTTTCTTAGAACTCTAATACGATTTTAATGTCTTCTTTCTGGCTGGCACTGCGTTGGATCGCGGCCCTGTTATCTATGTATAAGATCTCACCAGAATATTTTTGGATCTCTGGTTGAGCAAGTCCTTGAACAAAGCTTTGTCCCAACTGAACAGATGCAGACCCAACTGTTGTTGCAGTTCCTGGGTTTGAAGAAGTACCAAAACTAGTTTCGATTCCAAGAGCATTTCCTGCAGTTTGACCAGAAATAACGTAAGTTCCACCAGCACCAATTTGTGAAGTAAAGTCAATACTTCTAAATCCATAAGTTGTAGAACCAAGTCCAACTGGATTATAAACTTTCAAAACTCCAGTAGATGAATCCCAGTTTGCAACATATCCAACAGCTGTAGATCCAACACCGATTGTTTGATAAACGGGAGTATCTACAGTATATGTGGTGTTTGCAATATCTCCACCAGTCAAAGATCTCAATTTGATTGCAGTTAGGGCACTAGCTCTAGATTGAGATAAAAGGCTACCTGATGGAGTAAGTGGATTTTTTACAACACCAACTCTTGCAAAATCATTACCAGTAATAAAGTCTGGGTTATTTGCATCATTCTCATATCGTGAATAAAGAAGAACTCTAAATGCACCCAACTCACGATAAACATCAAAACCATGACCACCAGGAGGAGGTGTAACGACTTCAAACTCTGCAATGGATGTCGTTCCAACACCAACGGCAGAAAGTCCAGAAATGGCTCCACCAGTTTCAGCACCAGGAGCACCAGGATAAAACTGAATAGTACCTCTGGTATATCCAGTTCCTCCATTTGTTACTGAAACACTAGAGACCTTTCCCTGAGCATCAACAGTAACGCTTGCTTTACCACCAGTACCATCACCCAAGATTGGGATGTTATTAAATGTCTGGTTGATTGGTTGATAACCACCACCAGAGTTTATAATTAACGCAGTTTCAATTTTTCCACTGACAGCGTTGTTTTTTACATCCGATGTATCTCCCGTTCCCCAATCACCTGGAACTGGAATATAATCAATAGAATCAAACTTTACAATATCGGATGGAGAAATTGTATAGAGATATTTCCAAATATATCCATCTCCACTAGAACCCGCAGATCTTGGTTCAAGATCAGTAAAAGTTGGTTCATCAAGGGACTGTTTTCCAAGAGGATTTGATGGATTTTGTCCGTTGTTAATACAAATATAAACCTTAAACTGACTATTTACGACATAATATCTTGCATCATATAAATTAGTCGATGATGTTTGTGGCGAAAGATTGGTTCTGGTGTAATTATTCTTATACATTTCATAGACAGATCCAGCTGTCCATGTGTATTTTCTAACCATCCGTTTTACATCACCGACCGACAACTTTTTCAGTGCGATCATGGTATCATAATCATCATTATATTCCCTAAATCCGTCTTTAGGAGCTGGAGTATTGGTATTCCAGTCTGTAGTACCATATCCAGCTCCAACATCGTTGGAATTGGGTAATCCAATAAAAGTGTAATAGGATTGCGAAGTATCCGCTACACCAGCGACAAAATTCGCAGCATTTAATATTCTAAATTGATCTGAGATAATCGCGGGCATTTTATTAGACTTTTTGTTTTATTTATGATGTCTGATCGAAGTCGCTGTAATTTTCAACCAGTGGAGTTATTCTATAGACGATAGGTGCTGTTGTAAGTCCTGTATATCCATTTTGATTGTTAATCGTAAAGGATTTTGGACTGGTCACACTTCTAGTAAATCCATAGAATCTACCCCAACTATAGTATCCAATTCTTGGCGACAAACTGGTGGTTCCAAGACCAGCCAGTGATTCAACATTGGAGTAAACAGTGACAATACCAGAATTAGATGTAATAATTTCACTAGCACGATATACATTATCCATAAAGGAAGTTCCAATACCGATTGCAGTTCCATCTGTATTAATGGATGTGAGTCCATTACCAACAACAGAATCATGAATTACAAAGTAGTAACCAGAAGCAATTCCACTTCTTACAATATTTCCAAATCCAGCCTGATCTAGGAATGGATCGGAATCCAACTCAAACTTAACCATTGGACTATCAGTTCCAATTCCAGTTGCACTTGTTCCAACACCAATAACTGTTCCAAAATCACCATCACAGTCAACACTTGTAATAGTTTCTATCGTAACTGGTTCTGCAGAAATTAGAACCTCAACAGGTGCATTTGAATCATACCCAAATCCACCGTCAGTAAGATTGATTGAACTAATAGTTCCTGCCGCAGAAACTGTTGCTGTTGCCGCAGCAGATACTACCGCAAACTCACTGTATGCAATATTTGATGACAATCCAACCGTTACAAGTTTATTGTCACCATAAGCGAGTCCATTATAGTCCGTGCCAACACCAACAAACTTCTTATACCAGTTACTTGAGTCAATTGAATTCAATACATTTCCTGACTGGCCAATGGCAACCCAAACATTATCTTGATAAATTACAGAATTTAAATTGAATGTTGATCCAGAAGAAACTACACTCCAAGTTCTTCCATCATCTGTAGATCTAATGATCGTTCCTGCAGCACCAACTGCAATCCACTTATTGTCTGCATGATATAC